AACAGGAGTAACAGGTGCTGTAGGAGCAACAGGAGTAACAGGAGCAGTAGGTCTGACAGGTGTAACAGGTGCTGATGGTCTAACAGGAGTAACTGGTGCTGTAGGAGCAACAGGAGTAACAGGAGCAGTAGGTCTGACAGGAGTAACTGGTGCAGTAGGAGCAACAGGAGTAACAGGTGCTGTAGGAGCAACAGGAGTAACAGGTGCTGATGGTCTAACAGGAGTAACTGGTGCTGTAGGAGCAACAGGAGTAACTGGTGCTGTAGGTCTAACAGGAGTAACAGGTGCCGTAGGTCTAACAGGAGTAACAGGAGCACCAGGTCTAACAGGAGTAACAGGTGCACAAGGAGCAACAGGTGTCAGTCAATGGATACCAATGAATGGATATGGAGCAGGAGGCACTGCTGGATACACTGGTATCGGTATTACAGGACAAGATGTGCTTATATATGGTAATTTATTAGTGACTGGTGGAATTGACCCAATCTATTTAGCTTTAACACCACAAACAAACGGACCACAAGGTTTTATTAATCCTTTATGGGTAGATAATATTGGTAATTTGCGCTCAGATAAGATTTTAATAGAAAATACCGTTAATAATACTTCTACCGTCATTTCACCTCTAACTGTTACAATACAAGACCCAACAGGGTCTCCCACGTATACTAATACGACTACAGCGGCAAATATCACTCTTCAAGACTCCAACTCACACAGCAACTTAATCGCCACTACTGGTATCACCATAACTGATGGAGTTGTTCCAAATAATATTATAAATACGATTACTTCTGCTGGTATGAGTAGCAACTCTCTTCTTACTGTGACGTCCACCAACGGAATTGATTTAACAAGTGGTGCTAATATTAACTTAGTTAGCACAAATACTACTGGTTCTGTCGTAATATCTGATAGTTTAACCGCTCCTACAAGTACGGCAACTTTAAATACTTCTCCATCGATAGAACCCTCATTAACCCTTCTTTCGGGTGTTTTAACATCAAAATTGACCACAACTACATTACAATTTCAAAATGTTAGTGTGTTACCAAGACGATTTTATCAGAATACTTTGGCGTTTTCCGTAAGTGGCAGTCCTTCTGGAGTAATATATGATGTTACAACTATTCCTGATATGGTTGCTTCTACAAAGTGGAATGTAGAAGTATCTTTTTTAACAAACTCCACAAATAATAGAAATGTTATTACTTATCAGGTATTAGATAGTGGTAGTGCTGTTGTTGATGTTAATTCTGTCTTATCCTATACTGTAGGTGGTTTTATGACTGCGAGTACGAGAGATCCTAATGGAGTCCCACCTACGGGACAATATATTTCATTCACGGATACTTTTGAAGTAAGTTCTACTGCGAGTGGCAGTTGTAAATTTATATTAACTGGTGGAACTTATGATGGTAGCCCTTGGGCTGGACTGTGTAATGTTTCAATTGTATTAACTTATTTACCTTAATAAAGTATTTCTATAATATATGTTAAGTAGCGACGGACAACAGAGTTAGAAATATATTATTTTCAAAAATAAAAATTTTTTTTTGCTTTTTGAAAATACTTTTTTCTTTATTTCTTTTTTCATTATTTCTTTTTTCATTATTTCTTTTTTCATTATTTATTTCATTTAAAAAAAAGTATATATATATTATATTACTATGGCCAATACCAGATTTAATTATGACGATTGTAGAACAATGAAAAGATTACAACAACAGACAGACCCCGGTCGATGGATATTAAATGTACCTGGTAATGGTGCGGATCCTTGTTACATAGAAGACCCTCAAATTATTATCCAAAAATGGGGCGCGAATTTAAGAACAAATACAATTAATTTAGAAAGCGAATTGCGAGGTGTCAGTAAGCCCTTAAGTCGTGATTGTTTAGGAAAAGATGAATATAAAAATTACAATGTCAGCAATGAGGCTATAAAATACCCGACTTGTAATAATTTGTTTACCGACCAATCAAGAGCAACAAATCCGGCTTGGTGGTATCGTGACGTAGAGCAAACCGACTGGTACTATCCTCCTTTAAATCCTCAAGAAAACACTTGTATGCCTTTTCAAAATAATCTAAATACGCGAATTTTAGAAAAAGATTATTTTACACCAAAGAGAGATTGTGTGATTAACGAATCGAATAATTATTTGCCGGCGAGCTATAATTTGATTAGAGGTGGTTATGTAGCGGGGCCGACTACCTGTGCGCAAACAAATTCTTGTGCATCAGCGAAGAGAGCATAAATGGAATAATAGGTAAATGGAATAATAGATAAATGGAATAATAGATAGATGAAATAAATAAAAACAAATAATAACCTGATAATATTATTTAGATTATTATTAATATCTTTCTCTCAGTATAAAATTAAAAAATATAATACTTTATATATATAATAATGGAATTAGCAATCCCTTTAATAGCATTAGGTGGTATGTATATAGTATCAAATCAAACACCATCAAAATCGTGCGATACTGAAAAAGGAAAAACTCAAAAAATAAGTCAAGAGAATTTTACAAGTATGGGCGCAAATCGTAATTATTTACCAAACACAAATACTCCTCCCCAGAATTTTCCGGTTTCAAATATAAATCAATTAGTCGATACAGTTCAAGAATATCAAAACCCAAATGCGGCAACAGATAAGTATTTTGACCAAAATTTGTATCAACAAAAAGTAAGAAATAATGTCTCCGTTGGACAAAATCCCCAGCAAATTTATTCGATGACTGGTAATTATTTAGATTCAGAGCAATTTAAACACAATAATATGGTGCCTTTTAACGGTGGTAAAGTAAAAGGCAACACTTATGATGTTAATATTGCGGAATCAGTTTTAGATAATATGATTGGCTCTGGCTCTCAAACCATCAAGAAAATAGAACAAGCGCCACTATTCAAGCCAGAAGATAATATGCAATGGGCTTATGGAGCGCCAAATAACAGTGATTTTTACCAATCACGCGTGAATCCTGGTATGAAAAATAATAATATCAAACCATTTGACAGTGTTATGGTTGGTCCTGGTCTTGACAAAGGTTATAATAGTGTAAACGGTACAGGTGGTTACAATTCGGGAATGGAGGCGCGCGACAAATGGTTACCTTATACTGTTGACCAAATGAGAGTGGCGACCAATCCCAAATTGGAGTACGAGTTGACGAATCACGAAGGTCCTGCAAACTCTTATATTAAGAACGCTGCGACGACTGAAACCATGGGTCGTGTAGAAAAACAGAGACCGGATACATTTTTTATCAATACTCAAGACCGTTGGCTAACCACGACCGGCGCTGAGAAGGGTGAGACATTGAGATCTATTCAGGAAATGGGAATCATTAGACGTAATGATATTGTGACGGACTATATGGGTCCTGCTGGGGCGGCAGATAGAAAAGCGGCTTATGCTCCTGAAAATTTCGAAAAGAGTAAGCGTCAAGAGTCTATGACTTGTGGTGTCAATCACTCGTCAGCTCAGCGCCGCGGTCCCAGCACGGATGCTGATAATTTTTTGCGCAGTCACACAAATTACGAAAATAATAGGTCTACTATGAGACAACCGGAGACACATAGAAGCGGATTTAGTGGCGCTGTTGGTGCGGTTATTGCTCCTATAATGGATATGTTTAGACCTACCCGCAAGGACGAAACTATACACAATCTCCGTATTTATGGCGAAGCTGCTCCTGCTGTACCCAAAGGTTATGTTTATAATCCAAATGATGCAACAACGACAACTGTCAAAGAGACAACATTGTATGCGCCAACATTTAACATTAATAACCAAAAAGAGGGTATGTATGTTAATAATGCAATGCCAGGTGAAGCAACACAAAGAGATAGTACAAGTTGTAGTTATATTGGCACGTCTGGTGGTGCGGCTACTGCTTACGGTGACATGAGCTATTCAGCAGCTTACAATCAACATAATAACGATATTAAATCGTCGACTGTTAATAATCGACCTAACCAAGGTGGAACGCAAATCTTTAACCAGCAAATGAATTTGACCACTATTAAGAGTGATAGCGACCGATTTGCAGGCCGAGTAAATCCGGCAATATCGGTGACACCATTGCCACCATCGACACAAACATATGGCGCGATTAATGTGCCACAATATTACAATGAGTGCGCTGGTTGTGACCGCATTCAGCCGGACATTTTGAACGCTTTTAGAAGTAATCCTTACACACATTCGCTAACGACATCTGTATAAAACGAATCAAAGGACAATTTATTAAAGTGTTCGCGACTTGTCTTCAAGAAACCTACATTTAAACTTTTCACTCATCCATTTTTTATTCACAAAATCATAATTTACATTGAATTTTGTATGGATTATATTACCTTTTCCAACATTTAAAATTGGTTTTAATGAATATATGTCAATCAGATCTCTAACATCCAATTTATAACTATTTTTCTTACTTACACAAATACTCCACGGTTTCATACATTGACAAAAAATATGTTGAGGTATCTTCATTTTAATTATATAAAAATATATAAAAATATATGTTTATATTGGTTTCATAAATGTTTTTAAGTTTATTTTCATAAAACAAAAACAAACAAAAAATAAAAATATTAATTACGTTATATTAAAATATAAAAACACTTTCTATATTTAAAGTAATCACACATAATGTTAAATATTCATCAAAATATAAAGGATAAATTGGATTTTTTTTATTCCAGTCATAAAATCCCCAATTTACTTTTTCACGGAACGACCGGCAGTGGAAAACGAACAATTGTGAGTGAGTTTATACACAAAATTTATGATAATGATAGAGAGAAAATAAAGACATTTGTGATGTATGTGAATTGTTCACACGGGAAAGGCATCAAGTTCATTAGAGATGAGTTGAAATTCTTTGCAAAGACTCATATTAATTCAAATAGTGGCAATACTTTTAAAAGCATCGTCTTATTAAACGCTGATAAATTGACGATGGACGCACAATCCGCCCTACGTAGATGTATTGAGCTTTTTAGTCATAATACGCGATTTTTTATTGTTGCCGAGGACAAATACAATTTGATGAAGCCAATATTGTCGCGATTTTGCGAAATTTATGTGCCTGAACCGGTGATAAATGGCGCCATAGTTAATTTATACAAATATAACTTGAATAATTTATTTAATATGAAAGACGTGAAAACGGCGCGATTGGAAGCATTGAAAAAGGAGCTACTGAAAACAATCAATAAAAAAATAACGATTGATAAGCTGATGGGGCTCTGTTCGAAATTGTATGAAAAAGGATATAGTGGTTTAGATATAATTCAATTGTTGGAGAATCACAAGTTTTTAGAAACGTCGCTTTCCGTGGAAAAACGTTATGAATTACTAATTGCTTTTAACCGTGTGCGAAAGGAATTTAGAAATGAGAAATTGCTGATATTGTTTATTTTGAATTTTGTTTTTTTGAGCTCAGAATTGTCTTTAGAAAATATCAGTTTTATGTAAAAATATTGTTATATATATATATATATGTCGAGAGAACTACATGAAAAAACGCAAAAGTTATTTAGAGAATTATTCTTTACTGGGAGTGTTCCAAAACGTGATCCTGATAGTGTACAGTTAAGAAAAGAATTTTATGAAAAATTAATTAATAATAATGAATTTAAACAACTAGTTGAGAAAACTGGTATGCCGTTGATACCATCCAGAGAAGCAATAGCTGGTTTAAAAATATATTTTTTTGATGATAAAAGAAGAGATACTGACCAACTAGAATATGGTAACAGTAATTTATACACAGGAATCATAAGAGAAATAGTAATTAAATTTAATATGATGGGTAGAGCAGAATATGAGGACGAAATTTGGCGTATAATATACGAAATATTAGTTTCATTATCAAGAAAATCTGACCCTTATGATAATTTCGGTGACAAAAAGCCAATAACGGAAACAAGGGGACCAAGGCTGGGTAAAGGGTTAAGAGGGTTAGATATGCATCCTCGTAAGCAATGGTTGGCAAAATTTGGTGAGGGGGGGGAGTACGTGCCTTGGAGTAATCCTTGGGAGAATAGCGCCCTCGCCAGAGCAACAGCTCCACCATCTTATAGTCAATTTGGTCGTATCACACCACAACCATACGCAGCAATGAATGCTGTTGCTCCTGGTGATGCTGAAGATGATGATTTAATGACTAATTATGTAGCTCCTCCTCGTCGTGCTCCTGATAGCGGAGGACGAAGAAGAAAATCAAGAAAATCAAGAAAATCATCAAATAAAAAGAGGAAACAAAGAAAAACTAAAAGAAGAAGACAATAATACCTTTAGAAAATATATAACTCATATTTTATAAAGGTAAATTTTATAAGGTTATATATATAATACCAAATGAAAGGAAGAAAATCAAGAAAATTAAGAAAATCAAGAAAACAAAGAAAAACAAGAAAACAAAGAAAAACCAAAAAAAATAAGATTCGTTCAGTTATATACGGTGGCGCATCAATTAAACAATACGGTATAGCATCCGCTTTAAGGTCCTTGATTTTAACTTATTTTCCTCAAAAAAGATTTACAATAATAAATTTCTCTCGCCCAGGGTCCTTGGATGAATATGGATTAAGAAATAAATACACTACTGTAATGGAATTATTAAATCAAATAGTTCATAATGACGATGATAGGGCTGTTTATCCGCGTGAAGTAAAATTTGGTGATTTTTTATCATATTCACAAGATTTAGACAATATTCTAAGTGATATAATATCAGAAATTAAACACTATTTTTATACTGAAAAGGTATATATCAAATTTAGTCCTGAGGAAATAGCGAAAGTTAAACGTATAATAAATAGTATTCAAGATGAATTGGGAAAAAATATGGTTGTTAGAACCGAAGAAGAATTACCAGCAACAATACCAAAAGCAGAAGCAGTAGCAGCACAAGAAATTAAACCAGCAGCAACACCAACAAATGTAGCACCTAAAAATCATATGTTGGAAATGTTGCTCGCCGCAAGTTCTTCTCTACCAAAAAAATAAATTATTTTATTTTATAATTAGTTTAAAAAAATAAAATATAAAACAACTATTTAGTAATTATGGATGATTTTAACGTAAGTTCACTTCACGAATCGAAGAATGAATGGGGAGCCAGATTGATTACCATTTTGACGCCACTAGTAATCGATGGTTACAAATCTATTTTAGACGAAGCTATAAAATTATGTAAAGACAATGGTGAAATGGACAAGTATTTAATGACATTTCAAAATTTCATTTCGAGAATTCCCAAATGGAATCAAACAATTATTGAAACAGAGCGCAAAAGAATTTGCGAGAAATCAGGATGTTCTTATTTAGAAGATTTAGTGACTTGTGTTCATATTATTCAATTGAAAATCCTCACTGCTATGCGTGTAGGACAGAAACAGAAAAAGGTCGATATAAAAGTACCCAAGTTGGATGATTTTGTTCACAAGACGTATATCAATGTAGCACGCAAAGTGTATAAAAATGTGTATTTGTTTGAAATCAATATTCCACCCTTAAATATTCAAAAGAACCATAGAGAGCTGGAAATCATTGTCCAAGAATGTATTTTGAACACACTAAGAGAGAGTATTCCAGTTGAAGCAATATTGAAGGCGTATATGGACGAGACGATTGAAGAAGATGTTGTCGAAGAAATTAAAGAGCAAATTATTGAGCAACCTAAAAAGCAAGAGCAACCACAACAGTCACAAGGCGTACAACCAAATGCTGCTACAAACAAGGTCGGCTTTAATGATATTGATTATGTTGCAAGTAGTGACGGGAAATTTCAAAACGTCGTAGTGCCAAAAACATATGAAAATTTGGATTATATTAGCAATATGAGAGCCGAGCAAAGAAAACAGGATGAAGCAAATGATTCCGATGATGATAATATTAAAATAAGTATATCGGATGAATTAGTCAGCCCAGAATCTTTAGGTCTATTATCCATTGAGGAACCTAAAATGGATTTATTGCCAGATTTATTACTTGATGAAATTGAAGTTTTAGAATAAATTATAAAATTATAAAATTATGAAAATATAAATTTATAATTTGCGTAAAAAGAAAAATAATATATACAATAAGTATTTTAAATGGATAACATATTTATCATAGCAGCAATCATATCTGTTATTTTTGTCATAGCAAAATTTATTGAAATGCGATTTGTCGACAAGGAGGCAAAACCGTTGAAATTTTTAATCCGTGACGCACTTTTAGTATATGTTAGTGTTATAATGGGTCATTTTATTTTGAGTCAATTGAAGCCGATTATTCAAGAAGGCGGAGCAATAAGTGCTCCCCAAGTTTTCACAGGCAACCCTGAGTTTTAGATTTTTATTTTTCATATATGCCTTTTACTATTTTTTCTTCGTCGTTTAGTATTTTTTCTATGTCGTTTAGTATTTTTCCTATGTCGTTTAGTATTTTTTCTTCGCCGTTTTTTTCCACCAATCATTTCAGCAAGTTGTTTTTTCATTTGAATTATATCAAAAATTTGTTTTTTTTCTGCTTCTGTTAAATCAACACTCTGAATAAAAATGTCGTCTGGAGTGTCAATCAAGTCATACTCATCTTTATCTATTAAACTTGCTAATCGATTTATATCTTTGTTTGTTTGGTTTGGTTGGGGTGTTTGGTTTGGTTGGTTTTCTTTTGATTCATCTTGATATATATATTGTTGAATTTGTTTTTTACTAGAAGTAGCAGTAGCAGTAGCATTTGCAGTAGCAGTACTACTTGTATCAATTGAATACCACGTTTCAAAATTCTGTTTTCCATTTCTAATACCTAAAGGTGTAAATCCTTCTTCTGTTAAATATTCATTTTTATAAAATTTACCACCACCTAAAAATATAATTTCTTCTTCTTCTGCTTTAGTACCAATCAATTTTCCAATGTATCTGTTTACATCAATACAAGGCGTGTTTATTAAATGGATAGTAAATACGCAACAATCTCCTCCAGCAAACTCCTTTGCGGCAACAGCTATATTTTTAGATGCCGAATACCATATACTTGGTCTAATTACTGGATCGAGCTTTGCATGACCTCTATATACTGTAGTTGTTAATGGGTCTTGAACGCTACAAAAACTACGAATTTTATTTTTTGAAGTCTCATCTAAATGTTGTTCAGAAACATAATCAACAAGAGCTTTCAAACTTTGGTTATCAATATTTTCGTTCATATATATTATAATATAATATAATATAATATATAATATAATCATCACCATAAATAATTTGTTATCGACCGGTCCAAACCTTGACAATGGGTCGTGGTAATTTATTGTTCTTAATATCATTTTCATAATTTTCGTATGTATACTTACTAAAATTTTGATACATAAAAATATTTCCCAGTAGTGCCTTTTTTTTAGTAATAAATGGGTACTCGCTAAAAAAAATAACTCCAAATACACGTTCAAGACAACATCTGTCTTTTCTGGAAATAACAACACTTGTTAATTTTGTTAATTTATATTTTCTCTCTAAGTTCAATAAAAAATCGTGATTTATAAATGATTGTGAGCCAAAACATCCAAACCATTTGAATTTATCAAAGCCAAGTATTCTGTTATTCAATGTCAATTTGTTTTTGAGTTCGGTAGAATTGTTTAAAACATCGATAATTTCTGCTGAATTGCTTATGCGTTCATTATCGGAATTAAAATACCATAATGGTAGCACATTAAGACCAATTAGTTTTTCAAAATTGACGCGAATGTGAAAAAACACGCTGTCGTGGATTATGACCGCATTATCAAAATATTTGTTTTTTATAAAATAATAATAAGGAAGCAATTCGCCGCGACCTGGGAATTCGGATTGAACAATTTCTATATTCTCATAATTGTAGAAAGGAACAACAAGGTCTTTATTGCTGTTATCATCAATGATAACAATTTTTTTATAAGGGTAAAATCGCCTTAAACATTGAACACAATTATTCCAATATTTATTTGTTAATTCTGAATTAACGTGTCTTGTAATAATAAAACCAAAATCATTCATTAATAGTATAAATTATAATATTAATGAAAAAGTTACTAATTATGAAATAAAAATCTAAACTCAAAATCTAAACCAAAACTGGCATTTTGTCAATATCTATAACATCATTTGGCACAGTTCCTTTAAAATTTGCATACGCCTTAAATTCAGGTCGTTCCAATTGAGCCTGAGGAGTGTGATTATGAACACATCGAGCAATCATTTTATACAATTTGAAATCAGGATATCGGTCTTGTCCATTATTTTTATATAACATATTAATACCCTTATCGTCGTGACACCATTCTACTATAAGACGCTGAACAGGGTCACACTTGCTAAGGTCTCTAACCTCAGACATATCGTCTACAACGTAATCGAAAATAGAGCAAGCAAGTCGACACAAATCAAAGCTAAAATTGGGTTCCAATCGTGGTTTCTTGTCGTTAAAATATGGCTCTGTATTATATTGGGTGGCGGCATCATTGCCAATTTGGAAACTGTCACTGCAAAATAGTTTGCCATTGAATTTGTAAATGCTTCTGCCGAAATCGATGATTTTATATATTCTGCCAAAAGTCGGCACCTTATAGTACTGTTTTTTGTAACAATAATAAATAAATTTTTTATCAGTGTGGTTGTACATTACATTATTTGAATGTAAGTCATTGTGAGTAAAAGAAAAAGTCTTTTGATAAGTTATTAAAATCATTATTATTTGCATAAAAGCGGAAAACCACTCTTCTTCCTTTAAATCATTTGATAATATTAAATCGTCAAATGTATTTTCACAATACTCCATACAAATAACTTGTACTGGGAATTGTGGTATAGTTGCGTTTATCACTTCTTCTTCGAAACTGTCATCATCTGATTCACTTGCTGCATTTGATTCGCTTGCGTCTTCCCATTGCGTATCATCTGTTTCTTCGCTTTGCTTTTCATTTACTTCTTCTAACTCATTTACTTCTTCCAACTCATTTTGCTCTTCGCTTTGCATAACTTTTTCTAAAAGTGGATCTAAAAGTGTTTCTTCTGTTTCGCCATCAACTGTATAAGATGTTCTTGAAGAACAAGTTGAGTTTGATTTTAGCGTAACTTTATTGTCATTTTCATTTGTTAAACTTGAATTCGTTATATCAATTAGCTCAGAATAATTACCTTTTAGGTCTTCTAAATTAACTATTGTGTTATCATCACTAAACATATCTTCGAATACTTCATTATCAAACGATTTAATAGATATATTTGATTTTAGAGATAAATTATGTTCTATTTTTAGTGGTTTTAATTTGGTGTCTTCATTTTTAAACTGAAATAAATGTTCATAATCATCAACTTTAAATAACACATTCTTATTTTTATTAAAAAACTCAGAATTATTCAAGTAATCTATATCGTCACAAACATTCAATGCGAAATTATTTTTAATAGCTAAAAAAGAGCCATAATAATCTACTCCATGTTGAAAATTATTTTCATAAATAAGATTACTTGAGAGAAATAAAAATAGACCATCAACATATGCCGAATTATTCAAATCCAATAATTTACTGTTACAATGTCTTTCGTCTGAATTAATACTTGGCAAATTTAAAATTTTATCATCATTATGGTATTTTCCGATTAGATATTTAAATGGGTCTAAGAGGGGAGCCATCTTAAAAAATATATCCTTGTCCTTTGTTTTATTTGCGTTATTTATATTTTTAATACGGCAATTATATAATTTATTGCAACCACAGTCTTCGCTATCGTCGTCATTATTGTCATCATCATTTATTGACGAAATGTACCATTTATGGTTCAAATTTACATTATTGTAATTGGTGTCATTTAACTCCAAAAATCTTTTATAAATTGGTATATAATTTTGAGTTTTAGAGAGAAATAAAGATGATGGTTTCTCTAAACTTTTAAAAAGTTCTGTGTTTTTCCTTTTCTGATAATTTACGTTTATCATTATTAGGTATTTAATATATAAATTATATGAGTTTTTAACTTATTATTTTTTGAAAGTGTTTTTCGCTTTTATAAATTGATTTCTCTCTTAATACCAAATTATAAACTACATTAAGAGAGAAATTAATTGCGTTTTTTATTGTATTTAAAATTTTATATATTATAATATATGACACTTGAATTAAAAAAATTTGACATGAAAAGTATTAGTTTTAAGCCCAATGAAAACAAAGGTCCCGTCGTTGTATTAATAGGAAAGCGTGACACAGGCAAATCTTTTTTGGTCCGAGACTTACTTTTTTATCAACAAGAAATTCCCATTGGCACCGTTATTTCGGGAACTGAAGAAGGTAACGGATTTTACGCAAAAATGGTGCCCAAATTGTTTGTTCATAATGAATACAATACGGCGATTATTGAAAACATTTTGAAACGACAACGTACTGTGTTGAAACAGATTAAAAAAGAAATGGAAACATATAAACGCAGCACTATCGATCCCCGAGCATTCGTCATTTTAGATGACTGCTTATATGATGCGACTTGGACGCGAGATAAAATGATGCGCTTACTCTTTATGAACGGGAGACATTGGAAAGTAATGTTGGTGATAACAATGCAATATCCGCTCGGTATTCCACCCACACTGAGAACCAACATAGATTATGTTTTTATTCTTCGAGAAAATTACATCGCAAATAGAAAAAGAATATATGAGAACTATGCCGGTATGTTTCCCACATTTGAGAGCTTTTGTCAGGTGATGGACCAATGTACCGAAAATTATGAGTGCTTGGTGATAAATAATAACTCAAAATCCAATAAATTACACGACCAGGTGTTCTGGTACAAAGCCGACAGCCACGGTGACTTCAGATTAGGGTCAAAAGAGTTCTGGGAATTGTCGAAAGGAATGAAGGATGAAGACGAAGAGGAGCAATATGACCCGAATTCAGTTAAAAAACGCGGGGCAGGACAGAAAATCAGCGTCAAAAAGGCGAATAAATGGTAATACTTTTAAAAAAGTATAGCAAACGTTTAAAAAGATATAGTAAATAATTTTATATTATAGGTTTTTAAGTATAATATAATTTACACAATATTATTTCTTTCCAAAATAATCCTTAATAGATTTTGGTTGTTTTTGATTTTTTAATGATAATATTTCATCCTCTAATTTTTTATTTTTTTCTTCGGTTTGTAAAAGTTTTTCTTCGGTTTGTAAAAGTTTTTCTTCAATTTGTAAAAGTTTATGTTGCGCTTGTAATAGATTATCTTTTAAAATTTTATATTCTTCTAAAAATGTATTATCAACTATCTTGTTCTCTGTATTTATATATTTAATTTTATCTAATTTTGGAGAACCAAATATTTCCTCTGTAAATACAATACTAATATTTGATTGTTTAAATATTGTTATTAATTGTTCTCTTGTTACACTAATTGACGTGAAAGAGCCAATTATTAATATATATTTTTTAGTTAAATATTCAAATTTTGTTTTATCATTATTTGTAAGTTCAATTTGTGCTGTTAGTTTTCTTAAAACACACGGATAGTCATCACCAATTGTTGGTTTTATTTCGCAACATAATGCAGTAGAATAGTGACAAATATCCATTTCTATTCTATAATAATTTTCATTTGTTTTACATATATAAATGTTATACTTATCAAAATGCTTTTTTATTATACTTCTATAATATTGCTCTCTATATTTTTCATAATGTTCATTAAAATTTTTCTCATATTCTCTTTCATATTTATCTTCATATTTGTTTTTATAATCTTTTAATGTGCTCGCTGAAGGTAAATAATACATACTCTCAATTTTTTCACATTTTTCAAATGCCTCATAACCATCATCTTTTTTTGAGAGGTATCTACGATCTTTCTCTAAATCTGGTTTATTTGGTAAAGATGGTTTTTCTGGAATGCTTAATTTATAAATTCTTTTTGGCTCTTCATTAAACATAACAAATTTTTCTAACAATGGCTTTAATTTATCATCAACTATATCTTTTAATTTTCTTTTTTCTTCTTTTGTATGATTATAATCGTTATCTCCACTCCTATATTGAAATTTATCTGTAATATCCCATTTTTTAAAATTATCATAGTTTATTCCTAATTCTGAACAAATTTCTTTTGTTTTTTTAATAATAAAATTTTCCTTTTTTTTTTCATATGTTTCTAATTCCTTTTTATAATTATCAACATCTATTTCATTTTGTTTTTTTTCTTGTAAATAATTTTTTAATTTATTTTCGTAAATTTGTTTTTGAAAATCAACT